TATTTAAGTCTGTTTTTTGTGCCATCTTTTTTAGAATTCCAGAATGATTTTAACGTCTTCTTTTTGCCTAAGATTTCTTTCAACCTCGGGTCTGTTATCAATGTAGATAATGTCCCCCGTCTTTTTATTTATCTCTGGATTGGCAAGACCACCTGTGAAAGTAATTCCCAAATTTGTTCCATTTACTGAACTTCCAGTAAATCCTGCAGATACAGTGGTGCTAGATGCTGTGGTGAAGGTTATACTATCGCTATTATTAAATTCAACAACTTTGGAGTTTACGCCAATGGTTGTTCTATCCTCTTGATTTACACCATTTGTAAGGAATAAAGATCTATCTTTGAAATATTTCAAAACTTTTGTAGTGCTGTCATATGAAGCTACATATCCCTTTGCAATATCTGTCGAAGATTGTGTTTGCGACACAGTTTCTCCAACTGTAGGTGTACCAGTATATCCAGCATCAAGTTTTAATGCATACAATCCAGAATAAGTTGATCCTGTAAACGTGGAAACACCAGCATATTCCTTAGGATTTTTTACAATTCCAACTTGAGCAAACTTTGTATCGACGGGGAAATCTTTAGTTGAATCATCAAATCTAGAATAAACTAAAACTCTATCAGTTCCAAGTTCACTGTAAATATCATAACCATGTCCTTTAGATGGTGGAATGATTGGAATAAGATTTGCTGCGCTTGAAATGGTTCCGGTTCTTTCCAAATCAACGATTCCAAAAGTATATCCTTTTCCTCCAGTAACAACACTAGTAGAAGTAATAGTTCCATTACTGTCAACTGTAATAGAAACTCTGCCGCCACTTCCATCACCTAAAATATCATATGTTCCATTAGAATATCCAGTTCCACCACTTTCAATATAAACTTTTTTAATCTGATTGTTATTTGTATCAGAATCTCCTGCTTCTCTAACAGATTGAATTTGTGTGTCTGTTGAAATGTCCCAATCGTTTGGAACCACAATATATTCTGTGGAGTCAAACTTAATTACATCACTTGGTGAAATGGAGAACAAATATTTCCACAAATATCCGTCAGATCCTGCAGAAAATGGTTGCAAATCTGTGGATGTTGGTTCAAATTTAGATCTTTCTCCTTTTACATTAGTTCCAGAAGAACCATTATCAATACAAATATAGACTCTAAAATCACTATTAATTACATAGTAATTTGAATCGTATAATCTACTTGTTCCAGAATTTGGTGTAAGATTAGAAGAACTATAATCATGCCTATACATGTCATAGGCAGTATTTGTCGTCCACTGAACTTTTCTTATTACTCTTCTAATATTAGTGCTTGTAATTCTTTTTCCAAACAATCCAGTGTCTCTATAATGAGACAAGTATTGTAAATTATCAGTAGGACTTGGAGGACCACTGGATGCGGTACTCCAAGTAGACGTTCTGCCAAATCCAGTAACCGATGAGTTCGGCAAACCTAAAAACACATAATATGAATTATTATTATCTAGAACGGAATCGACAAAATTATTAGCATTCAGTATTCTAAATTGATCTGTTACGACAGCAGCCATATTAACATAGTTTTTTAGATATTTATAACAGTTTAGGAAGAGCGCCAGTAGACCTTATACCAACGTTTCTTCTTTGGACCACTGGATATGTTGCCAATCCAGATACGATATTTCCTGTTACCCCAATCGAAATTGGATTTCCAGATCTAACCAAACCAGAAGTATTGGATATTCTTCCCCAGGAATATCTTCCAACAGGATAATCAGTAGATCCTGTAGTGTTAATTCCAACTATATCAGAAGCAGAGTGGACTCTACAGGTTATAACACCACTTGCGTTATCTAATGCAGTTACACTGTAGATATTATCAACACGAGTAGTTCCTATTCCAACAACTTCGGAATCTGAAGAGATAATGGATGTAACTCCATTTCCAACCAGCGTGTCAAAAATGTAAATTGGATAACCAACTTGTAAATTGGAAGTAACCAAAGAATCTAAAGTAAATTCTATTGCAAGGTTTGGAGTACTTGTTGTTGCAATACCAACAATGGCACCAGAGTCTCCTTGAATTGTTGTGAAATTAGATATAAGTTCAATAGAGTCATTTCCAGTAACAGTGGATATAGCAGCAGTTGATATTCCACCAATTACCAAACAATCAAAAGAAGCTAGGTCTGGATCTTCGTACTTAAACAGTTCAACACTATCAATGAATACTTCAGTATCTGTAGTTGACAAGTCTCCTATAACATTTGCAGTTGGGAATATTAAAGATTCGATGGAATCCCTTGATTTTGAAACAATCTCTCCATTTATTTTCTTATCAGACTTTTGCTTAGTCCAACTTAATGGTCTGAAAGTTGTGCTGATGCCTTGACCAGAATACAAGTCTGTTTCAAATTTATCTGAGTAAGATAAATCTGTTACAGTTCTCTTATCTTGACCAGAAATATTGGGTTTTGAATTATATTTCAATACCTGGACAGTATCTCCTTTCTTGATTGTTTCTGAAACGTTAGTAACAATCTGAATGTCTGCTGGTGTTCCTTTGTAGAAATAAATTGAAATGCTATCTTCTATTTTTGGTGCCGTTGTGAATATGAAGGATGTTCCTCCACCAAATTCATAAGCAACTCCAGGTTCCTGAAGCACACCATTGATGAAAATCAAAAGACAATTTTGCAGAGTTGTTCTGGAGTCACGATCTTGTTCAAAACTAATCAGATCTCCATTGTAGAATAATGGGAATGTTCGTCTTGATCCATCTTGATAATCTTTAATAGAGTCAATGAAATCAAGTTGACCAAATTCCCATGATGCAAACTTATCAGAATAAGTCTCAAGAACAGTTAGTTCAAATTCTGATATTGGAGATGCTAATCTTGCATCCGTAACCAGTCCGACTGGTTTTAATACATCTCCTCTTCGGAAACTATAACCATTTCTAGTAATATCAAACTCAGTAACTCCAAAATGTGTTGATCCTATTCCAGTTGCTCCAACATTTCCTACTTTTAAACTAATTGATAAACCAATACCTGTTTGTGTTGTAACTCCGATACCAAGTCTAGAAACACCTGTTACTGAAAGATTTTCATAAGTTGGCGATGATACGTATATTTGTGGATTATTATATCCAGTTCCACCAGCTCCAATACTAAAGGAAAGGGAACCACCAGCACCAACAATTGCAGTAATACTTGCAGGATCTCCACCAGCATCTTGAGTGGAATCATAAACTGTAACTCCGATTGAAGTTAATCCATTGTATCCAGATCCAAAAGATCCTCCAGGAATTCCTGTGGTAATACCCGTAATAGATCCTCCTGCACCTGTTACGGCAGTAACAGAAGCGCCTACAAGAGGTGCAAAACCAAGACCAGTTGTTGATCCTAGTGAAACTACAATTCCACCCCTAGGAGTTTCATTTTGATTTACATCATAATCTGATATTACATACTCTAATGGATCAGTATCTGGTTTTGTAATTCCAGAGAATATAATTGTACTAATTCCTGCACTAGTGTCTTCGAGTATTTCAAAGTTTCCTCTTGGATTGTTTGTAGTAGTTGGTTGTTGGAATATTCCATTTATAAGAACTATTCCACTGGCACCTATTGTTCCAATTCCAGTTGTATCTGCTCCGCCAACCTTCAATGTAAAGGTTCTACCTATACCATTAAACTCTTCTGACAGATCATCATATACCTTATTTGAGGTATAGTCAGATCTCAAGAACACTCTACCATTAAACTCTGATGTCTCATAGTCAAGATTGAACTTAGTTTTATCGATCTGTGGATTTCCTCTAGGAGCATCTGCAAAATGTATTTCATTTTCTACAATATTAAATGCTCCTCTGTAAACATCAATTTGTGTTGAAGAACTATGTGAAGTTGCTATCGTCCCTACAAATCCTCTTTCAGCATCTACTAAATTAAACGATCCACTATTTGTAATTGGTCCAACACTAGTAGTTCCTAAACCAACATTATTAACTCGCATATATTCATCATCAATCTTCAGAATGTCTGATGGATTAATAGAAGAAATACCGCTAAGACTTAAAGTTGTAGTTGTAGTTCCAATTGATCCCGAAAGCGTATGTGATACGCTGGTGAAAATCAAAGGATGCTGAATAAGATCATCAATTACGATGATTGATTTTTCATTCTTCTTGGACATTTCAAATTGATGAACATTACCACCACCAAGATCAGTAAATGTTACTGCAGTTCCACTTCTTGTTGTCGATATGAAAAACTCATCATAATTTAGATCGCTAACAACAGCAAAAACTGTGGATGGTAAAAGATCAGAGACGCCACTGGATACATTACTGTATGTCATAGCAGTAGTTGCAATTCCAACAATTGATGATTTTGGAGTATAGATTAACTCCTCTCCATCTTTAAAGAAGTGATTTCTAATAGTAAATTTGCCAGTGGTTGCAATTAATGCATCAGTATTCTCTGGATCAAATACCTTAACAAAGATTGGTGTTCCTTCGGATGTTAATGTAAAATTGGTCCTATTAATTCTATCTCCATTTATTGAATTGTAGAATTTTAAATCAACAGATTCCTCAACCTTTCCATATTCGAGGTCTGGAGGTACATTTGCAACGTCTAAATCGTTGTAGAAGCATTGACTAAATGCAGATAAGACAATATTATCTGT